TTTAAATGTTTCAAAACGCTCTAATTGTACTAATCCAAATGCAGCACTCATTTCTGAGCATTTAAAGTTATATCCTAGCACATCATATAAAAATTTATGATCATAAGGAATACCATCTACACTGTGGTTAAAGCGATCATCCATGATCTCAGAATTATCACCCATACGGCCCCAATCTCGGTATTGTAATGCTCTATCAACGTGTTTTTTATCGTTATACATTACCATTCCACCTGTTCCACCAGCTGTAATTACGTGGCTAGCATAAAAACTAGTAGTAGCAACATCTGTTTCTTCAGTATAAGTAACTGTATCTGCTGAGTCTTCAATTACAATAATATCTTCTCTTCCAATACGTTGTAATTCTGAGCGTAGTAGTTTCCAATCTGGTTTGTTACCAATCAAGTTAGGTACCATAATTGCTTTTACTTCATCATCAACCATAGCAATAATATCAGCTACAGATGGAACATAAGAAGTTAATCCTACATCTACGAATACTGGTCTAAAGCCTAATTGAATAATTGGAGCTAATGTGGTACTAAATGTACAAGCCGGAGTAATGATTTTACATCCTTTAGGCAAATCTAATGCTGCTAATGCTAATAAACAAGCAGATGATCCTGAGTTAACGAACACACCGTATTTTTTACCAAAGCGTTTAGCAATTTTTTCTTCAAATTCAATCGAGCGAGGACCAAATCCACCTAACCAACCATCACGAAGACATGCTTCTACGGCTTTAATTTCTTCTTCTCCATAAGATTCAAACTTATACGGAGCATACCATACTTTTTTTTCTTGTTTCATATATGTTTTTTATTTAATATAATAATTTATTTCTTGTTTTCCAAGTTATTTATATTTGATTTTGGTCTATTTGTTTTAATATCTCAATTAAACCTTCAATGTTAGTTAATTTCCAAGGAGCATTATTTTTATCAACCCAGTTCTCATCTAATTCTTCAACACATTCTCCACCGTCATTTAAAAGTAATAATGGAGCTTTAGATTTAGAAGAAAATTGACTTACTTTAGATGCTAACCATCCCTCTAACTTAGGATGAGTGATGATAATATTATTATTATTGTTAGTTGAAAATAATATGTTTATGTTTGAAGCACTACTCTGTTGGATTATATTTTTATATGATTTGAATATTTGAATTTTACCTATTAAATCATAGTCCATTAATTCAATAATATCATATTCTAATTCAGATTTAATCTTATCAATTAATTCTAATTCATTAACTAAATCTCTTTTATGGTACCAACCTCGTTTAATTGTATCCTGTCTTGATATATAACATCCGTTGGTTTTTACTTCAATTGGGGGTATTTTATTAGCGGTTTCTATAATTTTAGAAATAATATAATCATCGCCTTGTGGTTCGGGAAAGCCATATAATGTATTAGCTATAAACAGGTTTAATACTTTATATCTTTTATTTTTTTCAAAAACAATAATGTCTATATTTTTATCTTTAAAATAAAGATCTAACCATTGTCTAACAAAGTTGCTATTTCCTTCTGTTTGACTAAAATCTTCAACTAATCCTAATTTTAAACTTGGATTTGTTTTAAGTAATTCCTCATAGTAAAGGCATTTTCCAAATAGATCAAAGAAAAAATGAGCATAATTTAAACCTGCTTGATCGTAAAGTAAAAAAGTATCATCAGATATTATACTGTCATAATGTTCATTAGTATCTATTTCATTACTAACTAACAAATTATGTCGTCCTGCTTTTTCATAGTCTTTTTTTTCAACTTCTATTTTTTTCCCACCACACGTTACTTCTACCCAGTCTGAGCCTATGCCTTTAGTAATTGTATGCTCTTTATGTAAAACATAAGCATCATTAAATTGCATACAGTAATGCCTGTGTGGGTAGGTAGTATCCGGGATATTAACTGGTATTATTTTCATAGTAGGTTTTCGATTAATTTAAAGTATTTATTAAATTGTTCCTCGTTTTCCTCATGAAGTGGTAAGAGTGAAAATAATAAACTAGCTGTAATTAATTTTATTGCATCAAGATGCTGTGGTTGGAATTTTAGTTCAAAATGCTTTATTAATCTTTGAGCATAATGAGTATCTATTTCTATATTATTTAAAATATAATCATATCCTAACAGTGATTGATATATTTTAGCTAGATCATAATATAGGTCTCCAAATATAGTTAATTCATCTCCTATTTTACCTCTCATATCTATAAACTTAATCCCAGTTTCTGTCTTAAGGATATTAGTAAAAACAGGATCACCATGTATTACACCTAAGTACCCTTGTTTATTGTTTTCATACTCTATCAACTTGTTATTTATAGTTTCGAAAATATGTTCTGAGAGAGGGTATTTGTTGTAGAGTTCTAGGTTGTCGTTGTAGCGTGATGTTAATTTTCTAGAGTAATTAGCATATATGTCTATTGGTAAAGATTGTTTACTAGTACTGATCTCAAATAAGGCTAAGATTAGTTCCGTGATATCATCTTCTGTTAGAGACTTATTAGTATAAAGGTAAGAATAACTAACCCCATTTATGTTCTCTAAAGTAATTTTATTCCCATCTATGCCTAGTACTTTTGGGAAATATTCCTTAATAACACCAGGAATGTTATTGTACCAATATACTTCACCGTCATTAGATGTGGTTTTAATTACAGTATTGTTGATATATTCAACGTCATTAAAACTTCTAGGCGGGGTATTGGTATTATATATTCCTACGGCTTTATCCAATGAAGAATTAGCGTTTACAGCTAAATCATCTATATAAAAATTAGCATAAGGTTTACCAAAATGAATTTCATCATATGGAATATCAAACTTATCTAACGATTCAAATGTTACTTTACCTATATCTGCTACAATAGCACCAACATTACCCTTATGGGTTTTCATTCTGCGGGCAGTGTAAATAATAATGGTATGACCTAGTGATTTTAATAATTTTAAATAATCTATATTACGTTGTATAGGTAATACAGATGAATAATCACCTGGTATAGTAGGGTGGGTTACTAGAGTATTATCTAAATCAAAACATACTCTTAATTCTGATGCTTTATCTTTATTTTGATTGCAGTATACTTTTAGTTGTAGCGGGGTTCCAACACAATGAAAGTCTTTAATTTCACTTCCGTGTATTGTATTTCCATCTACTATCATCTGGTTGTAGATGTAGGATATGTATGGTTCTTTGTCTAGGTTTAGAACACTAGAGCAATATTTTTTTAGGATTTCCCCACTTTCAAACCCATAAGCACCAGTATTAGCATTATCCGATATTTTATTCTTTTCTTTAATGTTAGTTACAACATTATCCTTAAGAGTAATATATGAGAATATAGGCTCAGGTGTTGTATCATTAAAATAAAATACAACATTTTTGTTATCACAAGACTTATACTTACTAATTATATCTTCGTTATAAAAAGTATCACAATCTAATATCAATACATTTTCCTTTAATTCATCAGGTGTAAATGTCTCTAAACCTTTTAAAACAGTTTCAGATGCTCCTTTAGTTAAATAATCTAATGATATAAAAGATATATTTTTATTAGGAAACCAAAACTTAACTAATGTTTCAAAATTGAATCCTTTCAAATGATTATGATACACAATGTGAATCTTATCTGTGTTTTCAATTTTAAGATTATCTATAACTTTATAAATCATAGGTTTTCCTAATACACTAATTAAAGGTTTAGGTGTGTCGTATCCCTCATCTTTAAATCGTTGTCCTATTCCTCCTATAGGGATAATAATATTCATTATAACTTATTGTAAAAATTGTTTTGTGATTCCTGTCTTGAAATATGCTTGTAATGATATAAAGAATACTCTTCTAACTCAGGCAAATAAGCATATGTTTTATGCCCGTCTAATACCTCATGTACTTTATTTTTCCATGTAATATCAGGAGTATTTCGAAATATTCTCCATTGATAATCAGGGAATTGGACCCATCCTTTATCATTTTGTTTCCAGCCCCACATTTGTAAATGTTGAGGTGTAATACCTTCTACAATGTTAATTCTAGGGGTTAGAATAACATCCGATCCTGAGTTTGATAATATATCAGGGAGGGCTTCTAATAACTCTTCATTAGGTAATTCGTCAGCATCAATTTGGAAGATATAGTCACCAGAGCACATCTCATTTAACTCATTTTTCCAATCAGCAAAATGTCCTTGGAATGTGTTTTCTTTTAATAGGATAATATTTTCAGAAGACCATATATATAAATTGTATAATAGTTCTTGGGATGCCTTTGGTTTATCTAATAAAACACAAATTTCATCTTCGGGACGTTTATGTTGGCGAAGGAAACTAATTAAACGTTTAATCTCCTCCAGTTCATTACAAACTGCAATTGCATAACTAATTTTCATAACCTAAAAATAATATTACTCTGGTAATATTCCAATGTAACTTAAAGCATCCATAAAATCTCTTTCTTCAAAATGCTGGAGTGTTTCCATATCCATTCTATATTCATAGAATTTACCTGGTTGTTTTGGGATTGGGAATTTATATTTCTCTTCTTCGGTTACAGCTACTGCTTTTACAGCTGCCCATTTCCAATTATCTACCCCGGTGCCATTAGCAAATACCATACCTTGTTTAGGTTCATTGATAGTTTGTGGTAACCATGTTAATTTAGTTTCAGGATCAACCCAAGCTAATATTTTATACAGTTCAGGGAGTATTTCCATTTGTTCGTTATAGAATTCACTTCCTTCTGTCATAAGTGAGTTAGTCCAAAATCCACATGACAATGACATTTTATTTGTTATTTCAGGTGTGATCTGTATTTCATAACATAGATCACCTCCTGATTTAGGGCATTTCATAATTTTATCCATTATTTTTCTACTTTTTTAAGTTTAGGTAATTGTATTTGAACTTGTTTAGGAAACTCAGGAATGTATTTAGTAAATAATTCATCTACTTTATCCTTCATTTTATCCCAACTAAACTCGGTTTTACTCTTATGTGCTTGACGTTTTGCTCCGTCAATATATTTTTTATAATCTTCAAATATATCTTTAATAACTGTTCCTGTGTGACCTAAATCTACTGAAAACCATTGTGATTCTTTTAATAGCCATTGGTTTGCTGCGCTTGGATGTACATCAGTTAATTTACCTGGTAATAATGTAGTGAACTCAGGATTTAAAAAATCAGTATGTCCACTCCAGTTGGTTGTTATGATTGGTTTTTTAGTTAAACTAAATTCAAGCAATGGTCTACCAAATCCTTCACCTTTAGTTAGATTAATCATCGCTTTAATTTTAGAATGATTATACAACTCATTCATTTCAGCATCACTAAATTCACCATGTAAAACATAAACATTAGGTAAATCTTTACTATTAATTGATTTTTTAATTAAGGTAATTTTTCTTAAAATTTCATCTCTATCTAGATATGAAGAACCCATTTGAGATGTTTTTAAGATTAATGCAGGTTTATCTTTTTTGTTTTTAAATACTTCATAAAACATTTTAACTAATAACCCAACATTTTTTCTATCCTCACCTAAATCACCATTAATCCAGTGGCCGACAAATAAAAATGCAAATTTTTCCTTAATATCATTTAATTCAGGGAATGAATCAACATTATCGAGTGGTTTATAAATTTCAATGTCAGCACCTTCAAATAACACTTCAATTGGTTTTTCAACTTTAGCTTCACCTACTACTTGATTAGTGCGTTGGTCTACTTTTTGTAAAACAGTATCAATAAATGTTTTCTTTGAGTGTTCAGAAGAAGTTAATACTAAATTCATTCTATTACAGCCTTCAATCCAGTCACCAGGAGCAACTGTGGTTTCAATGCCGGCTGTTACCCCAATATTGTACTTCCCTATTGGTTGAAATTCACTTGGGATAGTAATCTGCATCCATACCTCAGGTTGTTTAGGAAGTTGTGGTTGGTTCCAAATGTGTTCATCTAAGAATCTCCATTCTGGGTTGTTTTGGATAAAATCCCAAGGTGTATTACCCCACATTTGTGGGATAACTTTAACATCATATTTGTCTGTGGCAATAATTGCTTTAACTAGATCTCGAGATCGTGCTCCATACCCTGAATATGTGTCAATAGGGCATGATATAAAAAATAACGGTTTGCTCATAACTTTTTAATATACTAATTTATGTGGTACTACTTTATCTTGAGTTTCGTTTGCGTTTACTAACTCATATTTTTCTCTTGGTTTCCAAGTTTTAAACAATTTATCTAATGTTTTAATAACATTTTGTCCCATTTTTTCGCCTGTAAAACCAGCTTCATCTGATAGAGCCCATTCACGGCCTTTTAGTCCTAATGATTGTCTTTCTTCTTTAGATAGATTATAAACTGCTTTGATTTGTTTAGCTGCATCCTCAGCATTACATCTATCATCCCAAATATAAGGTGTTAATGGAGAACCTTGAATTGATCTGTTAGTTGGGTATACGGGAAATGCCCATTCACCATGCTCTTTAATTGTACCATTGTGGTTAGAAGGAAAATCAGCACTAAAATCAATCCACTTACCTTTTTTACTAAATCGCATTTGGTCTTGCATTCCGCCTGTTACGTTTGCAATAATTGGATTACCGGCTAAAATAGCTTCGGTTAAACTTAATCCCCATCCCTCATTATTAGTTAATAAGATTTGAACATCTGAGCTATTGTATAGCATATTCATTCCTTTAGGGTCAAGCAACTGGTTGGAGAAAATAATGTTGTATTTAGAATCACTTCCAAATAACATTTCTCTCACTGCTTCTAAATCAGTACCATTATCATCTACTACTTGAGTGTGTAATACAAAAGCACATTTCCTTGCTTGCTCATCAGATAGTGAATCAATAAAGATTTTATAAGCAAATAGTGTATCAGGAATTTGTTTACGGCGAATATTTCTAGAATTAAAGAACATAACAAAATCAAATTCTTTACCTCCAAACAATTGCTTTTTAAAATCAACTAATTCCTTATCATTTTTATCAAGTGGTTTAAACACTTCTTCATTTAATCCATGAGGAACATATTGAATAATTTTACCTTTAGCTTTATCACCTAATACTAATTCATTAATGTTTTTAGTTTGTTTTGAGATAGCTAATAAAGCATCACATGACTCATAATATCCTCTATTATACATTGGAGCTGGGTAGTCATCCCAAATGTTAAGATAGATAATGGGCATTTTCTTTCTAATCTCATTTTCAATTTGGAACAACCAAATGAAATATCTTGGGTCAGTAATCAAGAAAATAGCATCTGGTTTTTCTATTTTAATTATCTGTCTAATCAAATTAGCATCACCATACCCATTACTTGGGTATAATGTAACTGAGCTATCTGTTAAGCCAGTAGATGTATTTGTATCTGCAGATAGATCTAATCGTTTACCTGCTTCGGGGTGTTGTATAGCACCCCCTACATTTACCCAATTAAAATGTTGGGCTGTGTTTAATACTAATTCTCGAGCGATTGTAGCTACACCTGAGTGTACTCTAATATCGTCACAGATTAGTAAGATTTTCTTCCTCTCGTTTTGAGGAAGATAAGCAAAACTTGAATTCATATAACTTTTATCGGTTTAAATTGTTGTGATTGTGAATCGATTTTCTAAATTCGTCATCTGTAAGATACAAATGAATTGTGCGGTCTACAAGTTTCTGTAAAGAGAATTTATGTTTAACACAACTCATTTTAAAATCTTCAAATAACTCGCTTTGTACTTTGACACTTGTTAGTGTCATGTCTTTTTTATCCATAGCTTTTATTTATATATAAATATATACAAGAAGTAGATAAGTTACTTATTACATAAATCTTTTTTATTATTGAATGGGCACCACTGGCAATTTTTGTTAGGCACTATAGGGTGGTTTGTGTCCTTATATGTGCCATCTAAATTAAAGCATTGCTCAATAAAATTATCAATTGCAACAGTAGCTTTCTTTGTTTTAATTTTCCCACTAGGTGGAGAAAATTCTTGAATACGACTTTGGGGAAATTCACTTTCCTCCCATATTTTTCTCTTTAATATAAGGAAATCTACCTCCACACTATCTTCAGGTATACTAAATATCTCACTAAAATACTTTTTATATAGTATAAGTTGAAATTGTTTACCTTCGTCTTTTTTGGTGGCATCATTCCATCCGCGAGTTGACGTTTTGAAGTCGATAATTTTAAATACCTTTGTAGGTTCGTGGTACATCACCAAGTCAAGATACCCTTTATATAACACGTTTTTAAACGCAGGATTTGGGGTAAGGACAATAGGTAATTCAACCTTAACTAAATGCCATCCTTTTTTACTAAAATACTGACCTCGTTTCTTTTTGAATTGGTTAAGTATGTTTAACCCGTCCTCATAAAATTCTCTCATTTCAACAGCACCACTAAAGTGAGTACTCTTATTTTTTTTGTACTCATCTAGATATACTTTACGAAATGTCTCTTCAAACTGTTCTTCAATATCAACTCTGTCTGCAGCAGCAGCGCTTTCTTCAAACATCACTGTTAAATGACTTTGAAGTACTTCATGCATTGCTGTTCCAAACACAGTATGGATTGTAGGTGTATATTCCTGTAACCCGTCTTTATACTGTAATTCCCATTTGTGAGGACACTCGTTGTATATAGAAAATTGACTATACGAGATAGTCTTATGAAATGCGTAGTTAATTTCTAGGGGAGTATGGTTCCTAATAGCCTTAACTATTGCTGGTATTTTTGTGCTCACAATTTATTGTTGTTCTTCTTGGAGGACATGCCATTTGATTTTTTCTAGATACAATATTGCATCCATATGCTCTTGCTTAGCATGTTCAATCCATTCTACTAAAGATAGATCAGTTCTATCTAAATCAGTACCATATTTTTCTTTGCCTTTAACACTTCGTTCTTCGAACTGTTTAATTATTGACGCAACTATACTATCCATTTTTTAATAACTTTTTTTGTTCTTTTTCTTCAACACCTAATTTAGTTAGGATACTTTTTACACCTGTCTCTCTTAATATGTCAATATATTCTTCTGCTTCACCTAGTGAGCATTCATAATAATTAGCAATGTGTTTAAGCAATGATTCTTGCTTTTTCTTTTTAGAGGATTTAATGTATTTGTGGAACATATTCTTTTTAGGTATCATATATAAATATATATTATATATTTTCTCCTTATCAGAATATGGAAAAGTCTGCACTAAATTCACGAACTCTATGTACTCAGGATTCATACTGAGGAGGCGATGCATCATATAAGGGTTAAATGATGATTGCTCTTCCTCAGTAAATGATTCCCATTTTGATTTATTAGAGGTAATCTCCTTTAACCAATCAAATATTGTCATATTCTTCTCTAACTTCTTTAGGTAACAACTCTACTAATACTTTTCCAGTCACCACATCATAAAAACATGGGATGGGCATAATAGAATCTTCTGTTGTCCCAGTTAAAAATTTAGACACACGACGTAAAATTACTCCTTCAGCAAATACATGATTTCCTTCAGGTGAAGTAATTGGTTGGGTTTGCTTGAAGTCCACATTGACATTAAGCTGTTTTGATTCACTCATAACTTTATTTATTGATTTATTGTTTTTAAAATTGAGGCTAATAATGCCATTACATTGATTTCTTTATCGATTCTGAAGTTGGCATGGTACATATAATTTTCTATGTCAATAATAATCATTGCTTTAGCTAAATCATTTTTACCATATTCATCTAAAGTATCATATAGAAATCTATAAACATCTTCAAAATCATCCAAATTGCTATCAGCAAGTATTTGTCTGATGTTTTTAAAGCTATCTTTAGATGGCGATTTAAGTTCTTTTAGCAACCCATCTTTATAACCACCTGTTAATACTGTGTTATCTATTTTAAGGGCACCATCAACATTATTTACCTGACAAGTATTTAATATTTTTCTAATATCAGGGTAATGTTTATTAACTACTAATGCTAGATCCTTTAGTTCATGCTCAATATTTTCTTGATCTAGAATAACAGAAATATGCTGTGCTACTTCTTTTTTAGATGGAGGAGTAATTTTTAATACCTGGCAACGTGATTGGAGTGGGTCAATTATTCGTTCAAGATAATTACATGTTAGGATAAAACGTGTAGTACGAGAATATGTTTCAATAATATTCCTAAGTGATGCTTGTGCTTGGATAGTTAAGAAATCGGCTTCATCTAAAATGATAATTTTGATAGGCTTAAATGAAGCACTTGAAGCAAAGCCTTGAACTTTATCTCTAATAGTATCAATACCTCTCTCATCTGAAGCGTTAATATAAAGATAATCACAATTAAAATTATTTACAATTAATTTAGCCAATGTGGTTTTACCTGTTCCCGGTGTTCCATACAATAGTAAATTTTGTAAATCATTTTTTTCAATATATTGAGCAACTATTTGTTTTAATTGCTCATTTCCAACATATTCGTCCAGTGTTTTAGAACGATATTTTTCTACATATAAACTATTTTCTTTCATATAACATAAAGATAATAAAAAATGGCCCGAAGGCCAAGTTTTAATATAATATATTTTTAAAGATTAA